GCTTTGCATGGCGGTCGGAGCAGCCATGGCCAGCGACACCGGAGCCACGATCGACGACTGGCTCAAGAGCCTGGCCGCGTGAACCTCCTTGCGAAGGCCATCAGCTATCTGGCCCGCTCCATCGGCCTTACCGACCCGCAGCTTTACCGGGCGCTCGGCAATGCGCCGACCACCAGCGGCGAGATGGTCAATACCGCCTCGGTGCTGGGGCTGGCGGCGGCCTGGGCCTGCGTAAACCTGCTGGCCGGCACGATCGCCTCGCTCCCGCTGATGGTCTACCGGACCCGCGGCGGGGCGCGGACCGTGGCCAGCGACCATCCGCTCTACCGCATCCTTCATGACAGCCCCAACGCAGACCAGACGGCGCTGGATTTCTGGGAGTTCGTCTGCGCCTCGCTGGAGCTGCACGGTAACGCCTATGCCGAGGTGGTCAGGGCCAGAAATGGCCGGATCATCGCGCTGGGCGTGCCGATCCCGCCTGAACTGGTGAGCGTGCGCCGGCGCGATGACGGCGCTCTGGAGTATGAATGGGTCGATCAGGGCCGGCGGATTATCGCAGGCCAGGACAAGGTCCTGCACATCCGCGGCTTTGGCGGCAATCCGCTGGGCGGGCTCTCGACATTGAGCGCCGGCCGCCAGAGTTTTGGTCTGGCCCAGGCGATCGAGCGGGCCTCTGGCGACACCTTCCGCAATGGGGTTCGGCCATCGGGCCTCCTGAAGACCGCCGACACCCTGACCATCGACCAGAGGAAACAGGCTGAGGAGCTGCTGCAGGAGAAGTTCTCCGGCGCCATCAATGCCGGCCGGCCCATGCTGCTCGACCGGGGCATGGACTGGGTCCAGCTCTCGATCAGCCCTGAAGACGCCCAGATGCTGCAAAGCCGGGCCTTCTCGGTGGAGGAGGTCTGCCGCTTCTTCGGCGTGCCGCCCTTCATGGTCGGCCATACCGAAAAGACCACCAGCTGGGGCACCGGGCTCGAACAACAGACCCTGGGGTTCCAGAAATTCACCCTGCGTCGGCGTCTCAAACGCATCGAACAGGCGATTGAAAAGCAGCTGCTTTCCGTAGCCGACCGCCTCGCCGGCATCACCATCGAGTTCAATCTGGAAGGCCTGCTGAGGGCCGACAGCGCCGCGCGCGCCAGCTTCTACCAGCTGATGCTGACCAACGGCGTCATGACCATCAACGAAGTGCGCAGCCTCGAGAACCTGCCTCCCGTCGAGGGTGGCGATGAGCCCCGCATGCAGATGCAGAACGTCCCGATCACCCAGGCCGGTCAGCAGCAAGCCACACCTTCAGGAGGTCCCCCATGAGCGAGCTGGACTTCGTCCTGGACGCCAAGGCCCTGGCCGATGACGGCGAGATCGAAGGCCTGGCGGCCGGCTACGGCAATCTCGACTTCGGCGGCGACGTGATCCTGCCCGGCGCCATCGCCGGATCGATTGCGGGCCGCAAGTCGGTGCCGATGCTGATGTACCACGACCAAAAACGCCCCGCCGGCGTCTGGACCGGGTTCGAGGAGACCAGCGACGGCTTGCTGGTCAAGGGCCGGTTTTCCATGTCGACCCGCACCGGCCGCGAAGCCCACGGCCTGGTCAAGGACGGCGCCATCGGCGGGTTGTCGATCGGCTACCGCGCTATTCGCGAGCGGCTGGTGGGCAAGGCCCGCCACCTGATCGAGGTCGCCCTGCACGAGGTCAGCCTCGTCACCATTCCGATGAATGAGAAGGCGCTGATCACCTCGGTCAAATCCATCATCGAGGCTGGCCAGCTGCCGAGCCTCTCCCAGTTTGAGGATTTCCTGCGCGAGGCAGGGTTCTCGAAGACGCAGGCCGCCGCGATCGCCGGCAAGGGCCTCACTGCACTGCTCCGGAGTGAGTCCGGCCGTGATCCCAAAGACTTCCTGATCGCGCTCGCAAGCCGCGTCCGCGCCTGACCCCCACATATTTCGGAGACTCCAATGACTGAACCCAAGACCGCCGAGCAGCTTGCCGGCGAGGTGAAAGCTGCGTTCGACGCCCGCCACGATCAGGTCAAAGCCCTGGCCGAAGAGGCGCTGGGCAAGGCCCAGAAGGGCGAGGACCTGTCGGCCGCTACCAAACAGCTGGCCGATGAGGCCCTGGTCGGCATGAACGAGGCCAAGGCCCGGCTCGATGAGCTGGAGCAGAAGATCGCCCGCAAGGGTTCTGATGATGTGGGCCGGCCCCGCTCGATTGGCGAACAGGTGCTGGCTGCCGACGAGATGAAGGCGTTCCTGGAGTCCAAGGTCTCGCGCGGCCGGGCCAGTGTCGAGGTCAAGGCGATCATCACCTCGCTGACCACTGACGCCATGGGCTCTGTCGGCGATCTGATCGTCCCCGACCGCCTGCCTGGCATTCTGGCGCCGGGCCAACGCCGCCTGACGGTGCGCGACCTTCTCACACCGGGCCGGACCGCGAGCACCTCGGTGCAGTATGTGAAGGAGACCGGCTTCACCAACGCCGCGGCCACGGTTTCGGAAACCACCGGCGCCCTGAAGCCCCAGTCCGACATCAAGTTCGACATCGCCACCTCCAGCGTCACCACCATCGCCCACTGGGTCCTGGCCACCCGCCAGATCCTCGACGATGCGCCGATGCTGCAGTCCTATATCGACGGGCGGCTGCGCTACGGCCTGGCGCTGGTCGAGGAAAACCAGCTGCTCAATGGCGCAGGAACCGGCACGGACCTGAACGGCATCTACACCCAGGCCACCGCCTACACCGCGCCCATCACCATCGCAGCCCCGGTGACCCGCATCGATGTCCTGCGCCTGGCGGTCCTCAAATCCGCCCTGGCGGAGCTTCCGACCACGGGCGCGGTGCTGCATCCCGCCGACTGGGCCAGTATCGAGCTCCTGAAGGAAACCACAGGTAGCTACCTGATCGGCAATCCGCAGGGCGCGCTCGCGCCGACCCTGTGGGGCCTGCCGATCGTCGCCACCCAGGCGATCTCGCAGGGCAACTTCCTGACCGGCGCCTTCCGGCTGGGAGCCCAGATCTTCGATCGCTGGGATGCGCGGGTCGAGGTCTCCACCGAGGACGACCAGAACTTCCGCAAGAACCTGGTCACGATCCTGGCCGAAGAGCGTCTGGCGCTCGCGGTCTACCGCCCCGAGGCCTTCGTGAAGGGCGCCTTCGCTGCGGCCATCACCGCCTCGACCGCGCCGTAAGCGGAGGAACCAGCCATGCTGATGAAAGCCCTTGATACGCTCCATGTGAGCGCGGCCGGCCCTGACAATATCCAGGCCGGCCAGACCTTCGAGATCAATGACGGAGACGGCCAGATTCTCCACCAGCGCGGCCTTGCCGTGCCGGTGGAGGGTGAGCCTGAACCAGCGCCCGAAGTACCGGCCAAGACCCGCGCCAAATGATCACCGTGCTCACCGCCCCGACATGTCGCGCGGTGAGCCTGGAGGAAGCGCGCCAGCAGCTGCGCCTCGACGGCGACGACGAGGATCTGCTGCTGGCCGCCAAGCTCGATGCGGCCCAGGCCGAACTGGAACTGATCACCGGCCTTCGTCTCTGCCCCCAGACCCTTGAGCTTGCACTCGAGGCCTGGGCGGACGAGATCGTGGTCCTGGTCAGGCCCTGTTCGGTGACCCAGATCCAGTATGTCGGCCTGTCAGGCGCGCTCGCAACCCTTGCAGCCGGCGACTATGTCGTGCGCCGCCGCAATGGGTTCACCCGTATCCGCCCTGCCTCGGGAAAGGTCTGGCCAACGCTGGGCCCTGACGGGGTGATCACCATCGCCCTGACAGCAGGTTTCGCCGAGACCGACCCCGACTTCCTGATCGCCCGGGCAGCCATCCTCGTGAAGGCGGCCTCCGAGTTCCAGAACCGGGAGGGCGGCGCGTGTTTGGCGTTCAACACACTGGCAAGCCAGCTGGCCGCCAGATGGATCTAGCCTCCAAGCTCGACACCCGCATCCGGATCGAGCGCAAGACCGTCACCAGCGACCCGGCCTACGGGACCCAAGACGTCAGCTGGTCGCTGTTCGCCTGTGTCTGGGCGCAAGTGCGCGACGTGCTGCCCAGCCGGGCCGAGCGGATGGTGCAAGCCATCTCGATCGCCAACCGGCCGGCGCGGGTCCGGGTTCGTTACCTGCCGGGTCTTGCCGGCGACATGCGCGTGATCGTCGCCGGACGGATCATGCAGATCATCTCGGGACCAGCCGAACTTGGCCGGCGCGAGGGCATGGAACTGATCGTCGAAGACCATTCCAGCGAAGGAGCTGCGCCATGACCATCAGACTGTCTGGCGGACCTGAGCTTCTGGCCCTTCTCGACCAGCTGCCCA